GCGTCTTGCTTTGTTTGATGACAACCAATGGTTTCAGGGGTGCTGTCAGGTGTATCAGCCTTGATGGTTGCCCACCCTGCGCAGTCATTCATTTGGTCACTGATGTAGTAAGGCATTCTCAATCCTGACTTGGTGTAAGCACACGCACTTCTTCAGTACCTGTGGCAGTGATTGCATACAGTTCTTCATTTGCTGGAAGGAACATTTCTAATGGCACAGCATTCTTTTCTGTCAACATTCCATTTGCGGAAGTGACATCAGCACCACCTATATAGACAACGCCAGCACCAACAGCGTGCAGATAGACAGTTCTGTTGATGTTGTCTGATGCAACAATCTTCACTCTTGTTGTGGACACTGAATAGGCTTGTGATTTCATTCTTCCACCAAACTATCTACGCCCAATGTGGGCAAATCGCCACCTTCAACACCAGCAACAGGTGCGCCAGCAATACCAAGAATGAACTGGTCACCACCTGTGTATGGTTCTCTGCCTTCAATCTGGCGTGCTTCATTAGGTGTCAAAGTGCCAGACATAATCATTGTTTGTTGTGCGCGCACTCTTGTCAGTTGGTCTGCTCTTGCAAACTCATTCACATCAAAGCGCACATACTGTGGTCTTGGTAGCAAGTCAGAAATCAAATCTTCAAGACGCTTGCACCAAGGAAGCAAAGTGTGTCGCAGGAAGTTGATACCTGCTGATTCAATGTTCTGATAGGTCTGGTTGTCTCCACCTGTGCCATTTATCATGTGTAGTGGGATTCTGTATGCGCGCGAGATATCGCGCACGATTGCTTCACGGTAGTTGATTGTGTCCATGTCTGAAGCAGACACTGTGACGCTGCGCCACTTCAAGCCACCTGTCAACACTGCTGGCTTGCGGTTCTTGTAGAGCGTGTCCACCCATGTCTGACGCAACACTTCTGCTGATTCAGCAGACAAGTTTGAATCAGTTTCAAGCACTGAAGATGGTGTTGCACCATCGCCATAGAACTGCGCCAAGAAACGGTCAATGGCAATGTTTGTGCCGATTGCCTGACGCAGTGAATCAATGGGAGACAATCCACGCACCTGATTAGGGAAACGCAACCAATCAACTTGCTTCAATGTTTCACTGGTGAACACTTCATTGCTGCCAGTAATCATGTAGGTGCGCTCACCATAGGTGCTGCTGTTCGTGTCCATATCTATCTTGATGGTCACTCTGTCAGGGTGAATGTTGCGCAGTTCTACAACCTGCCCACCTTCACGGGGCGCATACACAAAGCAAGTTCCATGCACAGCAAGTGTTGCAATGAACTGATGCACAAAGTCAAACATTGATTGTTCTGCGTTAGGTCTTACCAACACCAATGGCTTAGGCAATCTTTCATACCTGTTGCCAACTTCACGGTATAAGTCAAGTGGCATCATTGCTACGGAATCAGCAAGCAATGTCACAGCAGCCATGATTGTTGTTGATGTGAATGCACTGTTCTGGTCAACGATTTCACCAGCAGAAGACGCATACGCTGGTCTAGCAGTCAGCCCTGTTGGGTCAATCGTGGGTGGCAACGCACGCACTTCTTGCCTTCTGAAAAGGCTCATGCGTTCGCTTCAATCATCGCAACAACAGCAGCACCAGTGACTATCAATCCACTAGGAACATGAATCATAAATACACCTGCGCAAGCAATAACAACACCAATGGCTTCAGCAATAATCAGTCTCATGGCATCACCATACAGATGCAATCATAGGTGTTGGCGTACCACTATTGCGTCTAGTTGCTCTATCTATCGCCATGCACATTGCAATGCACGCGTCAATCTTCCTGCGTGACTTACCTTTGGACAATCGCCAGCCTTGCTCAGTCATACGCTGTGCAGCAGACAGCACTTGGTCAGTGAACATTGGTGAACCATCGTGCGCAACCTTCTTTCCCACAATCAGTTCATAGGTTGTTCCGCAAGCAGGAATCATGCGCTGTGATGACTGTGGAAACTCAACCATTGGAAGCCCATCATCATAGAGTGCTTCCGCACTGCGCTGGAAGAACGCAGGGTCATACGCAAACTCTTGAATGTTCAATTCATCGTGCAGTGAACGCAAGTGCTGTTCAATGGCTTGAATGTCAATGCCGTTCATGTCGGGGTGGAATATCTTTGCTTGCACTGCAATCTTTCCGTCATCGTGTGGTTGTGCAACAACAATGCCGATGCTGTCGTGTTTCAACGCCATGTCAATACCCACCCACGCAGGGTCATAGGCATTGATGATTGCTGCGTCAGGGTTGTTGCAGTTCTCCCATGCGCCAGCAGGCAGCCACGATTCCTGCGCACGCACCCACTGGTTCAATCTGAACCTGCGCACAGATGCTTCTGATGATTGCTGTGCAGACACTTTCAAGTCATCAGCATCAAGCAAACCCAACACCAGATTGGGGTTTGATTTCTTCCATTGCTTTTCATCATTGATGTCACAATCACGGTCTGATTCCCACCACCAGAAACCCCAATAAGGGTCAACTACTTCACCTGCTGCAACTTGCTTGCCGTACTGGTACAACCTGCCACACAGACTTTCTAAGTCATAGCCAGCAGTAGTGATAGCAACCACTAATGGGTCAAGACGCGCGCCAGAACCCATAGTCAATGCGTCATACAAATCATCATTGCGTTGCACATGAAGTTCATCAAAGATGACCAGCGATGGGTTCAAGCCTTGCGCAAGTTTTCCGTCAGCAGATAACACACGGTAGATAGCGTTTGTTGATGGCACTTCTATTGCGTCACGGTACACCTTGCATTCAGCAGATAGCGCAGGTGATTGCTGTATCTGATGCTTGGCTTCTTCAAACACGATGCGTGCCTGTTGTCTGTCACCTGCTGCTGAATAAACTTCTGCACCTGCTTCACCAGCAAACAAACCATACAGCGCAAGCGCAGAACCCAACAGTGACTTGCCTTGCTTGCGTGGCAACCCAATCAACGCACGCTTGTAGCGCAACCTGCCACTGTCATTGCGTTCAAGCATTTCACGCAACAACCACTTCTGCCAATCAGTGAACACCAAAGGCTGATGCGCTTTCACACCTTTGGTCAAACGCAAGAAGTGTTCAGCAAAATCAATCACATCATCACCATCAGTTGTGCTGTTCTGTGATGGTGTGTAGAACGCAGGCTGCCACAACTGCTTAGGCTTCATTAGCACGCTTTCTAGCAACAGACTTTCTGAACTGTTCCATCTCTGATTCAACCTTCACTGCTTGCAAACCAAGTCTTGACCTGTCCACTGGTGTCAGACCTAACGCACAGATAACACTGAAGCGTGACTTCTCCAGATTGCGTAGTGCTGCTCTATCGTGATAGTCACCATCAACAATCACCTGTGTGCGCAACGCTGCATATTCTTCTGTCATCTCGCACAACATCTGCACAAGTTCAACATCAGTGTCAGGTCTAATCCACACAGCAGAAGATGACCACAACGAATCCCACAATTGCGCACCAACACCACCAGCAATCAACGGTCTGATTGGTTGTGGCACACCAGCGTTCTTTGCGTCAATCGTTCCAGCAACAATCGCCAGTTCAGCCTTGCTTGCCTGACCCAATCTTGCTTTCACTTCAGCAGGTTTCTTATTCCTGCCACCACTGTTTCTTGTTCCAGCCATGAGCCTTCTCTCTCTGTCCTGTTCTCTCTCTTGCGTAGCGATAAGCGCAACGCCTATTTGCTGACATTGTACGCAAAGAGACGGGGCAGGGGTGAAGAAGAACCCCACCCTAGAAAATCGCATAGGCATGGGGGCATCAGTGATGCCTGTCAGACGCTCTGTGTGGGTCTGTGCTGCGACTTGGGGTGGGGTGTGGGGTGTGGGTGGGTCTAGGTGGTTCTGTTCCCCCTACGGCTGTTGCAGGTTCTGTGTGCTGGAAGTAGTGGTGAGTTCAGGTCTGCTGGTATCAGGTGGTCTGCTGTCCAAGGGTCATCTGCTCTTGTTCCTTCTCCACAGAGCCAACACACCTGTGCTGTGTCCCTGACCTGCTTGGCAACTCTGCGATACTCAGAGTCATAGTGGCGTTTGTCCCTGTGGCGTTGGCGTTGGTTGTTGCGTTGCAGTTCGCATTTGTCGCAGCGTGATGGGTTGTGGTGCATCGTTCCACAGGTGAGACAGGTGCGTGGTGGTCTAGGCATCAGTGTTGCTTTGTTGTTGGTTGTTGATGCGTGTGTGCAGGTAGGTGTTGCCACAGTGCCAGATGACTTGCCATTCAGGTAGGTCAGGTACTGATGGCTTGTCACTGACAAGTTCAATCAGTTCTGGTTCTTGTGGGTAGTGGCAGATTGGGCAGCGTTGCGCTGTGATTGTGATTGGTTCTGTTGCGCGCAGATAAGCGTTGCGTGTTTCTTCAATGTCCATCACGCATCAACCAGTTCATCTTCACAGCAGTCTTGGTAGAAGTCCTGACCCCAAATCTCTATGGGGTGATAACCCAAACGCATACACCATTCATCAGCGTTGTAGATGTCTATTCCAAAGCGTGACCACTTTGAAATCAGGTTGGTGTTGATAGCACCATGCCGATTGTCTTTGATAAGTCTTGCAACAAACACTGTGCCATCAAGCCTGATGCGTTTGTTGTCGCTCTTTGGTCTGAAGTGTTTGCGTTGTTCTGATGCTGCTTGCTTGCAGATGTCGCATCTGCATTGGCGGTAGCGGTACATGCTGATTCCATGTTCAGTGATGTCTTTGATTTGTTTTGCCATTGTTGGTTTCCTTTGGTGTTGGGTAGTTGGGGCATACACACTGCCACAGCAGTTGGTCACAGCGTGTGCATCTGGTCATTGTTCTTTCAGCCATTCTTCAAGTTGGTCTATCCCATTAGGGGTGATGTTCAGTATCTCCCAACCATTCACCATCTTTGCGAAATCACGCAATGTGGTTCTGCGTCTTATCTGACCTGCATACATTGCTGCGCGCCAGCACAGATAAGCAAAGTCCATTGCTGTTGGGTCTGCCATCGCTGCCAGTGTCTTACCTGACCATTGTTCCCAATCGGCGCAGACTTGCAGTGTGATTGGTAGTAGCCAGACATCGCCGTTGATGGTTGTGACTTGTGCGTGCATTGCCATCAGCGTTGGCGTGTTAGGCGTGCGATTTCATCACGCAGTTGATGGTTCTGCTGGTGTAGTTCTCGCACGCGTTGCCTGTTGTGTTCTGCTTCTAGTGCGCGTTGGCGTACTGCTTCAAAGATGAAGCCACCAATGATGAACACGCTGAAGATGATGATGAATCCCATTGGTTATCAGTTCTTTCTGTTTTTCAGGATATTGACACGCTGCATACATGCACCGACACTGCGCCCAAGCACATCTGCAATGTGAACATTGGGTTCATTGGCTTTGACCATGCGCATCAGTTTCTTGTCATCTGCTGCTGTCCAAGGTTGGTTGCGCTTTGCTGTGTTGATTGGTGTGCGCTTGATTGGCTTCAACTGCATCGCAGGCTTGACTGGTGTTGCTGATGTGACTGTGTTGTTGATGACTGGCACTGGCTTCAACGCTGAAGCAATCGTGCGTGCTGTCTTGTCAATCAGTTCTTGTTCTGCTTTTGGCAGTGATTCAAACCAGTGTGATTCCCACAAGGCAAGTGGTGCGTTCAGTGATTTCTTCAGGGTCACTACTGACCTGCGCATACCTTCATTTTCTGCGCGCAGCATCTTTACTGCTAGGTCTAGCGCAGTGATTTCTTTGCGCAGGTTGTTTGTGGTTTTGATTCTCATTGTTCTGTCCTGTTCTATTGTTATTTGATGAGACTTGTTTATCTATTCAGTTTGATTTTGATGTTGCCTGATGTGAACGCTTTGAACCAGCGTTCTTCATTGATGATGGCTCTGGCTTCTTCCACTGTGAAGATTCCTTCAGCGATTGGGTGTCCATCAACTGTTTCGTGAATGTCATATGCGCCATCAAAGCACCAGATGATGAAGCCACGATAGTTCCAGCGTTGTCCGTCATAATGTTTCATTGGTTTGGTTTCCTTTGATTGTTGTTGTGTCAGTTGCTGTTGCGCAGGTGCTTGACCTGCTTCTTGATTGCTTTGATGATTGGTGCTTCCATGTCGCTGCCTAAGTCAAAACCAAAGGATTCAACTTTGTCTAGGAATGCGTACCAATCAATGCGTTCTTCATCTGACCACCAGCCTTCCCAGACAAGTTCAACAATGTCTGCAAGTGCTGGTGTCATCTCTGTGACTTTGGTGTAGTTGGTTTCCATATCAGGAATTGTATCACAGGTGCTGATGTGATTGGTGCATGGCTTCTTCATCACTTGCTGACTTTCTTGCTGATGATGCGTTGTGCTGTGCAGCCCCAATCAACAATCATGTCAAATCGGTCTGTGTGCATCAGATGCGCTGATGCTTCTGCTTGTTCCATGCGTGGTGTCACCACTGCGCTGAACTTGTCAATGATGCGTTCTGGCATCAATGGCATCAGTGTTTCAGCAAGACGCATCATCTGGTATTGGGTCTTGTAGTTGATTGATGTTGGCTGGTTGGTTTTCATTGGTTTGGTTTCCTTTGTTAGTTGATGGGTGTGTCAGATTGATTCTTGCTGGCAATAGTCACAAGCGTCATCAGTGCAAGTGATGAACAGTTGTTCATTTGACTTCAGCATCTTGATTGCGTTGCGCAGGTTCTTCATCAAGCGTGGTGCGCTGTAGTTGCCTGAATCAGATTCTGAACTGACCAGCAAGATGTGTTCAGTGAATGATTGTGTTTCACACTTGAACTTCTCAACAACATCAGCGTTGAATGTCTGGTTGTTGGTTGTTGCAATCTCAACATCATCAAAGCGTGTGAATGACAAGTTGAGTGATTCACACAAGTGTTCAAGTTCCCAACACAGGTCATCAACTTGTGATGCTGCTGAAACTTTGCCCAATGCGCCAATGCGCTTGCGCTGTGATGGTGGTGTCTGGTTGGTTTCCATACCTGTCAGATTAGCACCACTAATCACCTATCTGACGCATTTGGGGCAGATTTCTTTCTAGCCCCTAGAAGGCTTGCTAATGGCTGTGGGCTGGTTCAGCCCCTTCCAGCCCCCAAGAACGCTCACAGGGCTTCCTGTGCGCTCTGGCAGGGTCTAGAACAGGGTTGGCTGCTCAGGCTCTCTAGGTTGCTTCAAAGCCCACTCAACACGGGCATTGATGATGGGCAGGTAATCGGCTGTCAGTTCCATGCCGATGCTGTTGAACCCTTCCAGCACTGCTGCCACCAGTGTTGTACCTGACCCTGTGAAGGGGTCTAGAACTGTTCCGTTGGGTGGTGTCACCAATCTGACTAGGTAACGCATCAGCGCAATTGGTTTCACAGTGGGGTGAAAGTTCTGTGTTGGCTGGAATCTTCCAAACGGATTCCCACTGTCACCTTCTAATGCTTTCTCCATGTGATTTGGTCTGAAGTTTGCTGCTGCTTTCCATTCAGCAGGCATTCCTTCCAAGCCTGCGTTGCGTTCAGCCTTGCTTGCCTTAGCGCAATAGAAGAAGCGTGCAGCAGAACCATCATCACCGTATCCCAAATCATTCATTGCTGGTTTTTTGTTTTCACCACCAAATGTGTTGCCACCACTATTGCGCCTAATTGCTGTTCCACCTTTGGTGTCGGGGAATAGTGCAAGCACTTCTTCTGAACCATCATGAATAAAGTTCGCAGGGAATCTTCCAAGTTCTTTCAGTTTTGCTAATGCTTCCTGCTGTGCAGGTGATTCAAGAACCCTGCTGCGATACTCATCATCTGTTTCGCCTTCTCTGCGTGTAGCAAGTTTCTGAATTGGTCTGCCAACAACATTGTCAAAGTTGTCTGTTGTTTCCACCCTGCACCCATCAATGTTGATGCCACCAACACCATGCTTCAAAACATTGTTTGCCACTGTTCCGTCAATCGGTTTCCTAGCCATCACAATTGGTTCATGCGCTGGTTTCAACGCTGTACCCCAACCAGACCACTGCTGCGCTTCATCAGTAGCAGGTGCAGTAATCAGTTCTACTTCACCTGCACTTGCATTCATCTTGATGTTTGATGCTGATGAGTTTGCTCTTTGTTTTTTTTCACCAATCACTGTGCGTTCTGCACCAGCAGCCTTGTCAATCGCTTTGCTGATGTCTAATGACTTGGGAAAGCCAGAGCCATACACCCACATAATCTGGTCACGGATTTCAAACCCTGCATCTTCAATCGCCACAACCATTCTGTGATAAGTGCGTGAACCACTGAACGCAAGAAGATGCCCACCAGACTTCAACACACGCAAACATTCAGACCACAGTTCAACACTGTATGCAATACCTGTGCTGTCCCATTTCTTACCCATGAACCCAAGTTCGTATGGTGGGTCAGTGACAATGGAATCAATGCTGTTGTCTGGCAGTGTGCGCAACAAGTCAAGGTTGTTGCCGTGAAGGATTCGTGGTGTGTTCATCAGTGCTGTCTTTCTGGTGGTTAGTTTTCGCCGTAGAACGCTTCTAGGGCTGGTGCAATTATTTCTGCCCATACTGACAGACGCACCATCACCAACCCATCAGACCAGCCATCAGGCATCAGGACAGCGCGTGTGGGTTTGCGTCTATTGCCAAAGTCAGGTGCGTTAGAAAGCACTTGCTGTTCAATGCGTAACCATGCAGTGACAGCAGGTTGAATCTGTTTGCCTGCTTTCACTTCATTGGCAAACATTGATTGCCAGCGTTCTTCATTGCCATCACCAAACTTGTGTGACGCACCAACACCAAGTTGCTTGCGTGCTGTGCGCTGCTTGCTCAATCCTTTGCGCCGATTGCGTGCGCCCATGCAGCGTTTGCACACGCAGCCACGCACATGACGCTGGTTGGTGATGTTGCCAAATAGACCACACCCACATGGGCAGTCACCTTTTCTGGCTGGTGGTTCTTCTGCTGTCACATGGCTGATGGTATCAGTCAGTGTTGCGCAGTTCTTCCACAATGGATTCAACAACGCTGTCACGCACCCTGCCCATCTGAATGCCAATGATGATTGCTTGCAGTAATCGTTCCATGTCTGCGTTGCGCTTCCCTGCTTTGGTTTGTGCAGGCTCATCAATCCGTTCATCAGTTGTGTAGTTCACACGGAACTTGGCGTGAACATACAGATGGCATCTGTCTTTCTGCTTGTGCAGCATGAACACATGACCTGATTTGTGCAGATTGGATAGCGCACCAGATACCTGCCCATGATGCAGCGTCAGAACGCTTCCAAGTTGTTTCCAAGTTGCGCCATCAGGCAGTTCAGCAAGAACATTCAGAATGAGCCTTGCGCGCTCTGTGGCTGCGCCGTTGCTGGCTTCACGCTTGGCGCGTTGTTGGCTGGCTGGCTGGTTCACTGCACCTGCTGTGCCGTTGTAGGTCAACGCATCATCATCAGTGATGCTGAATAGGTCTGGTTGTTCAGTCATTGCCACTTCTCCTGCCGTAGAAAGTTTGCCCCCATGAAGCAGAATCATCTTGCCTATGTGCCACTTGAACAGTGTTGTCAGACAGCACCCACACCAGAAGGTTTCCGTGTTCTTCAATGTCCACTTTGAACACTTCAATGATGGCTGGCTTGCAGTGTGTGCATAGCCATTTGCCTTTGTGGAATATCCAGCCTGCTTCAGTTGCGTCATTCACAATCTTGTTGATGCTGGCATCAAGTGATGATGACATCACATAGGGACAATCAGCAGATGCGTGCTTGTCGCAGGTTAGGAAGTGGTTTGTGTTGATGCCCATGTCAGTTGGTTCTTTCTGGTAGGTAACGGAATCGGCGTGTGGTGATTGTGTTGTTGTTGTTTGTCCAGCGTGCTTCCATCAATCCATCACCAATGTCAATCAGTTCTGCTTGTGGAAGTGGGGCAATGATTTGTGTGAAGTATTTGATTGCACAGCGTTCTGCTAGGTCTTGCCTGCTGTGACTGTGCATACAGTTCATGCTGGTGCGCTGTCCATTGATGCGTGCATAGGCGCGCCATGAACCTGCGCCAAAGCCACGCGCCCATTCAACATCAGTTGTGATGATGTGGTTCATGCTGTCAGGATTGCGAAGGATTGCAGAATCTTCAGCAGTTGTTCTGCGTTGTCCAAGTCAACTTCAATCTTGAATGTGGTGTCACTGAAGTTCCATGCTTTGTTGTCCACGCCACAAGCCTTCAACGCTGCGTTCAGTTCAGGCTTGATGTCATTCATCAGTTCTTGTTGTTGCTTGTAACGCTTCTCTGCGTTCTTCTTGCGTTCTGCCTGTGCAATCTTCAATGATTGGAATGCCTGTGGTGATGATGAATTGGTTGCAATGATTGTGCGCAGTGGCTGCTTGCGTACCTTGTCGCTGATGTGCAGTTCCATTGTTGGTGCTGCACACCACACATCTTTGACTAGGGCAACAGTGACAGGTGCTGTGTAGTGATTCTTCTTGACCTGTTCAAATCCCACAATGATGAAGTTGCGCCATGCGCTCTTGACATCTTCCTTGAAGATTGCTTCTGGTGTTGCTGTGATGATTGTTTCAATCTCTGACTTTTTCATGGCTTGGTTTCCTTTGTTGATTGTTGTTGTTGATTAGACAAGTTCCCATGCGACTGTGTGACACAGACGCTTGAAGTTGTATGTCTCACCATTTGACATGGTGTGTGCTGCTGCATCTCGCTTGGTCTTGTACGCACCAAAGGTGGCACTGCCATCAATGATGTTGCTGAACACTTCACCAAATGTTGCGCCATCTGCATTGACCATTTCTGCGTACCAGCGATTACCATGCTTGCGTGGTGCAAGGCTGAACTGATTGAAGATTGCTTCTGCTGTTGCTTTGCATTGTGCGTGGCGTTCAGCAGATTCAATGTCAAATGGGTTGATTGGTGTTGATGTCATGGGTTCAGATTAGCACCATTTATCGGGGAAGATGCAACATTACCTAGAACCCTTATGGCGTAAGGGTTTCAGCCCTGCTGACACAGGGAAACTGCGCCAGCGTTCCCTGCCCCTAGTGCCACCAAAACACCTGACAGACTCATCAGGATTCCAGCCCCTGAACACAAACACACCACGCTGGTTGGCGACTTTGAACAGGTCACCATCAGCGAATGACTGGTGTGCCATCTGCGTTGATTTCAATTTCTGATTCACCCTTCTTCAAACGCAACAACGCATCAATGATTGTTTTTGCTTGTGGCACTGTCGCGTCATCAATCTGCACTTTGAATGAATCAATCACAAGTTGTTCATCAACTTCACATTGTTCTAGAAGTGAGCGCATCAGGTTTGCTTGTGCGTCACTGCGCTTTGGTGCTTGTCTTGAATCGTTGCGTGTTGTGTTGGTGTGTGTTGTGCGTGTGGTGCGCACTGCTTCTTCTTTGCGTGCAGGTGCAGCCACTGGTGAGCGTTCATAGGTGTCTGCGTCAGGGTCTGCATCATCAGTGGGTAGGCACAATGTCTGCAACAACGCTGTGCGATAGGCAACACTCATTGCTTTTGCTGTTGCTTTGTCGCCACTATCCATGCTCTCTGCGCTCACTGTTGCAGCCACAGATGAACCATCAGATGCGTGGAATGTGTAAGACACCATGACGCGTGCGTGACCCATCACTGTTCTGTTCTGTCCAACCTGCACAGATTCATACTCACTGCTGATAACTGTTGGTGTGCAGAAGATGCCATGCTTGCGGAACGCTGGTGACACAGCATTGATGACTGAATCAATGCCACGAAAGTTGAAGTTCTGATGTGTGTTGCGTTCATTCTTGCGAACAGCACCAACTTCTTTCATCACTTCATTCAATGCTTGAAAGATGTTCATCAGATTGCACCCTTCATAACACGCATCACCCTGAATGATGACGCTTTCTGATACTGCTTTGCTAGGTCAGGGTTCGCATCAGTAAAGGCTTTCTGGTCAAAGCGTGTGCTGCTCTGCGCTTTGAATGTGACCACCTTGTTGCCATCAACAGTGCCTGCTGAATGTTCGCGCAACAAGTTCGCAAGCGCATCTTTCAGGTCTTGTTCTTCTTGCTCATAATGCTTCAGCATTTCCTTTGCTGATTGCCAGCGTTGCAACAGTTCCAGCCCTGCTGCGCCTAGTTCAATTTCTGTTCCATCTGGCGTTGGGTGCAAAAGCCCTACTTGCTCTGCTGATAGTGGCACTTCTTCAGGTAATCGTTCTTCATCAATCGCTGCGCAGAACGCTTCCACCTTTGCAACCATTTCAGCGATGGCTTCATCATCACGATGAACATCAAACATTGAGATACGCAACTGACGGTCAAGCACAATGAATGTCACCACTTGTGTTTCTGTGCAGTGCATCTGTGCTTGTGCCTGCCAGAACCATTCAGGCAAACACGCATCACCTTGAATCCAGCCTGTTGTGGTTTTGGCTTCAAACAATCGTGAAGGGTCAGCACATACACCATCAAGCGTGCTGATGATTCTGCCGTTCAGGTACATGTCAACTGGTGTGACAATCCTGCTGCCAATCTCATCGCTGGCGTAGTCCAATAGTCCCTGCTCTAGAAAGATGCCACGCTTCATTGCATCGTTCTTATCTCGCACCATTGGTGGCTGCATCTTTTCAATGGCTAGGTCAATGATGTTCTTGTAGGGATTGACACCCATGATGGCTGATACTTCTGATGCACCAACGATGGTTTTGCCATCGTGCTTGTGTCGCAGTTGTAACCATTCAAGGCTGCCGTGTTCTGGTTTCTGTATTGCTTTCATACAGGTCATCATTGCAGTTGGGTGCGTCACCGTTGTGAGAACTGTTACTGATAGCGAGAAAGTGAAAGTGCCTGTGGTGTTCTCACATTGAGTACGCCACAGGCACTATCTTGTGACTTCCTAGAAAGGGGTACAGAAGCCACTGGTGAGAGTATCAGTGGTTGTAACACAGAGAGTGAGAACCAATGAACAACATCAACGCAGATAACTACTTCTGCATCATTCCAGAATGGGTCTTGTATTCAGACATAACAGCCACAGCAGTGCGTTTGTACGGAACCTTGCAACGGTACGCAGATAAAGAAACAGGTGCGTGTCACCCATCAAGAGCAACGCTGGCTGCCAAATGCAACTGCACAGTCAAGAGCATTGACAGAGCATTGGCAGAACTGATTGAGATTGGTGCTGTTATCAAGAAACAACGCATCAGCGCAAATGGTGACATGACAAGCAATCAATACACAGTCATCACAGTTCCACAGGTAGCGTCAAAAATGTCCCTACCTAGCGACAAAAACGCACCCACAGGTGGCGACAAAAACGACATAGGAACCATAGTCAGTTTGATACAGAGTCAAGAACCTACTGCTGCGCAGTCAATCGCTGATGAATGGTGGAACGCATACAAACAGCGCACAGGTGGAAAGACCCCAACAGGCAAAGGTGCGTGGCATTCGCTGCTGGCAATCATCAATGGCGCGTTGAAGGGTGGCTGGACTGAACAGCAGGTCACAACAGCGTTGATGCAGTTGAGTGTGCCTAGCGCAACAATGCTTGATGTGCAGTTGAACAAGTTGATTGTGAATCAGCCTGCGCAGGTGAAGCGCATCATGCCAGATGTGATTGGTGATGCTGATTGTGTTGTGTGTGATGGTGCTGGTTTCATTGTGGACTTTGACCCTGATGAACAGCAACACAAATCACGCTGGTGTGAATGTCGCACAGAAACACAAAAGCCCCACCACTAAGGGTGGGGCAGATGCGTTGTGATTGATTACTTGACTTCAATACCGTTTGATTCGCACAGCGCGACTACTTGTTCCAAAAGTGCTGCTGCTTCCATGTATGGCTTGAAACTTCCCTGCTGGCATTGTGCATATGCGTTGCGCTTTGTATTGAAATCTTCAGTTGCTGTCGCAAGAAGGCTTTGAAGTTGGCTGGTGATTGATGTTGTGTTCATGGTTTGGTTTCCTTTGATGTGTGTTGGTTGTTAGTTGTTGGCGAATCGGTCAGTGGTGATGATTTCAATTGGCTTGACTGTGCCAACTTCATCTGCTGGCACAAGACCTGCCTGCATCAACTTGCCACCCCACATTTCTGCTTTTGCTGGCACACGCACTTTCCCTTCAACAAATCCATGCTTTGCTTGTGTCTCACGCTTCTTTGATGCGTAGGGAACAAAGATTCCTTTTGACTTTCCGTTCTCATCAAGCACTAACCATGAGAAGCCGTACTTGTTTTCAACCAATCGTGCTGGTGTCCAATTACCTTCAAGGTCAAACAGTGCTGATGTCTCTACTGTCACGCCACCTTGCGCGACTTGTGCAAGCAGTTCTTCATATTCGCTGAATACACGGTCTTGACGGTTTTGCAGTGGTGTGTTGAATTGGGTGTTGTTCGTTTCCATGCACCCATTATAAGCACACCTGATACCCCATCACACGCATTGTGGGCAGATTTCTTTTGACCCTGCCAAAGCCCCACCCCACAAGGGATTCAGGGCAGGTGACACAGAAATGGCACAGGGTCTGTCTAGGGTGGACACCAACTGACCCCTACCAACCAGCCAAGGCTGGACATAGACAATCTGCCAGCGCAGCCAGACCCACAGCCAGACGCGCTGTGCGCCCCTGTGAGACACGCAAACGCCAGATGGGTACAAAGACAGCCAGCAACCCTGAAACACCCATTGAGCGTGGCAGGAAAGGAACACCCATGACACGCACAACCAGATTCATCATTGTCGCATTCATCATCAATCTTCTACTTCTCACCTTCTCGCTGCGTGACGCAGACGCAGCACCCATCAAAGGCTTGCCATGTCCAGAATGGCACGATGCGTTGCGCAAGGCAGGTCTGCCAGTGCGCGTGTTCGCGCCGATTATGTACCGTGAATCTCGCTGCCAGCCACGCGCAATCGGCTGGAACTATCACAAGAACAAATCACACAGGAATTGTGAACTGTCACACGCGCGCACATACAGAAAGTGCAGCGCAGTGAAGTCATACGACATTGGATTGTTGCAGGTCAATTCAACTTGGCGTTCTGTAACCAAAGCAATCTGCAAGTCATCAGATGTTCTGATACTTCAGAAGCCTTCTTGCAACATCGCAGTTGCTGCGTATCTCTACAACAATGGTGGCAGTTCTCACTGGCGTGCTACAAGCAACGCTAGTATCACTAACAAGTAACCCTTCTAGGACAGGACAGCAAACCATGCCAAAGAAACAAGAAGTACCAGCAGAACAGTTGAAGCAATGCGCAACAGTGTTGCTTGCTGCACGAATGACAGCAGGCATCAGCCAGCGTGAACTGTCAAAACGCATCAATGTCACACAGCCATTGGTTAGTTCATGGGAACAAGGCAAGACATTGCCAGCAGTGAATCATCTTGTTGCGATTGAACAAGCAACAGGTGCAGACAAAGGTTCAGTCATCATGGCTGTTGCGTACTGGCAGCACACAGAAAGTTGATACATGGCAGAAGTTGGTGTTGAAGATGTGTGGAAGCGTGAACGGACAGCACGCCTATCAACAACACCAATTCTGCGTGTGGTCAATGACTTACCTGTGCGCGATGCAGCAGACCTACTTGGTATCAATGTCGGCACACTAATGAAGTGGCGCGCATCAGAAGGTGAAGCAACGATTCACTATGCACGCGCTGACAGAATCGCTATCAGGCTTGGTTGCCACCCATCTGCCATGTGGGGCAGGGAATGGTGGTCACTGTAAAGATGTCCCCACAGCAGGCTTGTTTGGTTTCCTGCCTGCTGTGGGGCTTTTTGCGTTAGGTGGGCAGGGCTGATGGACAGCAACCAGCCCCACCCATGACCTGCTAACCCTGCAACGCAGGTGGTGTGGCATCACCAATGCAATACTGCCAATGCCATGCTTCAAACTCTGGTGACTTTGGATTGTCACCCTGCAAGAAAAACCCATACTTAGGTGCTGTCTCACACATGAACTTCAACGCGCGCTTTGCAGAAGCCAGCGCAACAATCTGTCCACCCTTGCCTTCAACAGCCAAATCAATAGCAAGACCCCAACCATGATTGCTGCCTGACTTCCCTGTTGGGTCTGGCGCAGCAGATGGTGCTTTGCCTTTCTTCAGAATCCACACCTTGCCTTCATACTTGCGTGTCACTGTGCGTGGCTTCTTCAAGCGTGGGTCATTTGGTTTTGCGATTTCATAACGGTCAAGGAACATTGCCAACTGACCATCAAAGGAACGATAGTCACCAATGTTGCGCAGTGTGAGTCCAGCCTTCTTTGCTTCTTCATATAACGCATTGAACGCAACTGCTGCTGGCTTGACCATCTTGCCACCTGTGTTCACACGCACCAGCAGAGCCTTGTTCAATCTTCCGTTGATTTCACCTTTCAAGCAGGAAGGCAATACAAGTTTCTGATACGGGTACTTCATTGGTTGTCTGCGTTCTTTTCTTCTGGCACAACACCAGTGAACGCTGCGTTGATTTCTGCTGTGGTCAAGTTGCCATCAACAGATGCGCGCGCTAGACGCTCAATGACTGTGACCACTGCACTGATACCAGCCAGCATTGCTGACTTGGCGACAGGAATACCACCAATGATTGATGCGCCACCAATGATTGCCATTGCATTCACAATGAATGTGCTGATGATGCGTTGAATGATGCTTACTGCTGTGTTCATTCTTCTTCTTCCTTTTGTAGTGCTATCGCTGCGAGATTGAGAACTAAGGCTGCGCCACTAATCCACAATCCGATTGTGCGTGTCTGACCAGAAAGCGTGATAAGCACAAGCGCAGTACCTGCCAATGTCCATACAAGACCTGCGAACTCACCCAACAATCTGTTCATACCGTGTCCCATTCTCGCCTATCGTGTGTGATTCACTCATCACTTGCGTCTTGCTGATGATGTTGAAGTTGGTACAGCAGACAGCAATGCACCAGCAGCAATCACCAATCTGCGTGTGCTGATGGGAACAGTTGAACCAATCGGAACATAGGAATCAACAGCACCATCAAAGACATTGATTGCTTCTTCAAAGGCTTCACGCACTTCAGTGGGTGCGTCTTGCACTGCTTCCACTAGTGCTGTTATTTCAGCAGCGTCAAGTGTTTCAATGTCTAACGCTTCAAAGATTTCTTGTGCTTGTTCTGGCTCTATCGTTTCAAGCAGTTCAGGATTGGTGGCTAGTTCTGCTGCCTGTTCCGCATCAATGCCTGCGTCAAGAATGTTGGCTACTGCTTCAATCACTTCTGATGCCGTTCCCGTATCAAGGGTGTCTATCAGTTCTATGATTTGTGTATCAGTTTCAGATTGGGGTTCAGATGTGGGTTCTTGAAGTGGCAGTGATGTTGTTGGCATCAGCAGTGTTGTGGTTGGCGCATCGTCTGGTGAAGGTGCAGGAACAGTTGAGACAGGAACAGATGAAGGAAGCGTGGCAGGAAGCGCAGCAGTTGTGGTTGTCGCAGGAAGTGTTGTCTGAACCTGATGATGTGTGGTCTGTGTTTCAGGAACCAGAGAAGTAGTAGTTGTTGATGCTTCAGTTGTGGTTGTCGGGGCTTGTGTTGTTGTGGGTTCTGGCTGTGTGGTTGTTGTCGTGGGTTCTGTCGCAGAAACAGTGAACGCTGAATCAGGCACAATCTGCCAATCACCATTGTTGATTCTCCACGCCAGCATGAAACAAGTGCCACCACCATTCTCATAGAACCAGCCATCAAGCATCAGTGGTTGTTCTGATTGCAGGGTCATTGGTTCTGTCTCTATCGCAGTGCAACCCTTATCAGACCAGTCACCCCATTCATATGTTCCAATCTTCATTGTTCCACCATCATCGGCAGCCAACCAAAACTGAATGGTGTTGTGAACAGGCAAAGTGATGAAGCCTGTGTAATGAACCATGAACAGGTCATTAGGACAGTCAGTGAATGGTTCACCTTCAAAGTTTCTGTTGATGTTGTTTTCTATCTCGCTGCCACACAAGGTGTGCAGTGATTCATTCTTGGCAGGTGGTATCTGTTCAACGCTGAAGTAGTTTGCGTTGATACCGTTTTCTGCGATGCCACCAGCGTTTGCGTTCGTTTGCCCACTCGCCAGCAATAACAAGAGAAATGCCACGCTGGTTGATAGGCGTATCAGTCTTTGTGTGCGTGCCATTCAAAGTGTTTGCCCAATCTGCTGTCAACGGTATCTATCTTTTCTGCAATGCGGTCTAGTTTGTTTGCGTTGCTTGCGTGGTCTTTGTTGTTCTGTCTGCGTGTCACTTCAATCAGCGTCACTATCAGCGTGACTGATGCGCCTATCAACGCAACAACTATCTGTTCATTCATCTGATGTCACTAGTGGTGCAGGTGCGTTGGCTTGGTCTTGAAGATACTGTGCGTATTCTTCATCAGTCATTTCACGCACTAGGTCATCAATTTGAACTAGTGGTTTTGTTAGTTCATTACTCATTATGCGTTCCTATATCCATAGACACGGATTGTGCCACCTGTCAAAGTTCCTGAACCTGCGAACAAGGTGAAGTCTGTGAAACTTGTATTGGACTTGTGGACACCACCTGTATGACCAGCAACATCAGTCACAATGAATGACCCACCAAAGCCAGTGAACCTTGTTGAATCAAACGGATTCAACAAATCAATATCTAGAAAGTTTCCCATTGTGGCATCTGCTGTTCCTGCATACACAAAAGATGTTTGTGTGTTGTTGTACGCCACATTTCCATTAGCCCCTGTGGCATACACGGCGAAGGTAGCCCCATTGAAGTAGTTAGTAGTTGCAGCACCTAGACGCAGATTCAATGCTTGCGCTGTACCTGATGCCGTACCACCTGAATAGATGATGCGATAGTTCTGATAGTCAGCAGAGAACGCACCTGTAACAGCCACGCTTGAAACAGTGGTTCCTACTGTTTGCGTTTTGATTAGGTGCATACCAATGGTATTCATCTGTGCAGCAGTCAGCACTTGTCCTGTCACAAAGGTTGGTGGGGTTGGCATAATTAGTTTTCCTTTTTCATAGTGTCACCAGCCAAGTTTGTTTTGGTCAAGTATTCCAGCAGATGTGTCATCAAGAATGAGAAATGGTGTCAAACCAATATCAGCAACATAGTAGGTGAATCGTGATTCTGATGGTGTAGCAGTGAACGCTGAACCAAGAATGGTGCAGCGAAAAGTTGTGCCACGAAAAGTTATGAAAGTTGTGTAGCCAATAATGTCCCACCAGCCATAGCCCAAATCCAAAGACCAACTATTTTGTGCATCTGACTTACAAGTGATTTCAGAAATACCAAAACCATTATCACCATAGATACCAAGAAGATAGTTGGCTAGGTCTGTTGCCTGTGACGCACTTGGGCTGTATGTGTTCTGGCGCAGCGTGCGATATGGGGCAGTTCCATATGTGACAACAACATCACCATAAGAATAAGTGTTCAATTCAATTTCTGTGAAGAAATCAGAAGATGCAGAATCAAACACAATTCCGTCATACACCTGATTAGTGCTGTTGTTTGTTGTGTCGCTGAACTGCACAGGCAAAGTACCAACAATGTCACGCCCATTGACACCAACAATGTTGTTGTCAGAACCATCTTTGATTGTTGCACCAACAGTGGCGCACGCAGTGTTCAACCAAACTGCTAGAGAATCACCAACTTCAGATGCAGACAACTGTGGTGATGTTGAAGCGGTGTATGTCGTTCCATAGTTCAAGTTGGTTCCAGCAAGAACATTGCTCAACTGTGTCAGCAAGTCACTTGCAGCAACAGCCAAACTATTACCCTGCAACCTTCCCCACTGCGCCAACGCACCTTCACATTCAATTTCAACATTGTCTGCGACACCTGTTCCTGTGCTGCTGTTGTATGGGATAGCCCACTGTACGCTGACATTTCTGATTCGCCCTGTCCACATTGTATAAGTAGAACCTGTGCGCTTGACCCTGATTTGTGTGTTCACTTTCAACGCTGTGTTCTGCGCGCTGAACCCTGTTGGGTATCTAGCACTGATAGTCATGCGTGATGGCTCAAAAGTGTCGTTGATTCCTTGCCTGCCAACAAACCCTGAAATCTGCTGCACATTAGTTAGCGCAAGCCATGTTGTAGTTGGTAACGCTGAAGGTGAACCATTTGCCACACCTAGCCAATATGCGTTGGTTGTTGAGCCATCAAAGTATGAACCAACAGATGCTGATTGTTCAAGCATCATTCCATCAATCAACACAGCATTGCTGATTGCGCCATTGCTGTTTTGATAGAGAACATAGACAGATGCGTAGTAGTCATTTGTTCCAGCAGTGACAGAAGCAGATATGCGTTGCCACCCACCACCAGTAGTGATGCTGGTGATAGCACCTAGTGTGTTGTTGCGTTGCGTTCCAGTTGAATCATAGGTTCTAATACCTAGACGCATATTGCGTGAAACACCAGCAGTGATGAACACATACGCTGATGCTGTGTATGTGTTGCCTGCAACAATGCGTGCCTGATTTGTTGGTGTCGCATACTCATTAGATGTGCTGTTAGTTGTTGCGATAACTTGCAGACAGTATGTGCCTGAGTACGCACCAGAAGCAATCACACTTGCAGTTGAACCAACCAGTGACCCATCATAGGTGTTGCTTTCAAATGATGGATTGAACAACAAGTTGTTGCGTTCAAGTTGGTATTCAACTGTGTATTGCTGTGGCATTATCCCTGAACCCTTAGTGGCAACGCACCATTCTGGCGTTGGTATCGGCGCAACGCATCAACAACTGCGTTTGGGTCTGCGCTGGTCACAGTCACATTGATGATGGTATCTCCACCCATCGCACCCATCTTTGACAATGGAATCACTGCTTCAGGTTCACCACCTTCAGCGATGAGCGCAAATGTGGGTTTCATAGCAATGCCACCTTCAGCAAGCGTGGCAAGACCACCAACGCTGATACCAGACCAGTCAAAGCCTGACATACTTGCAGAAGGCATAGACACAGTAGAGCCAGTAGAACCAACACCAGCAGTGGGTGAAGGCACAGTAACTGTCACAGGTGTATTCAACTGCTTCAACAGTTTGTTGGCTGCTGCTATCTGCGATTTGGTCAAACCACCCTTTGCCTTGCGCAACAAGATTTCAGCCTTTGCCAGATTGCGTGTCACTTCTAGTTCACGCTCTTTGGCATCACGCACTTTGTCAATGGCTTCAACCTGTGCATCTTGCGCTTCTTGCAATTCAATCAATGCGTTCTTGTATGTATCGCTAGTTGTAGCAGCACCATTGATTGTTTCATTCAGATTTGTTTGTGCAGTGTTCACAGCAGTGGTTGCATCAGCAACAGCCTTCTGTGCATCTTCCTGTGCAAAGCGTGCTTCAGCCAAAGCAATTTCTGCTTCTGCAATCTCTCTAGGGTTGTTCCGTCTGCGTGCCTGCTCTAACGCTTTTTCAGCATCAGACACTGCGTAGTTGGCTTTTGTCAGGTCATAGCCTGCTTGCGTAGCGTCACGGTTCGCCCTGTTCAATCCTTCTTGCGCTGTCTGTGCTTCAGTGCTACCAGCCCCATAGCCCTGCGCAATCCTGTTCAGTTTGGCTTGTGCAGCAGCAACATTGTCTGTGGCTGTCTGCAAAGACTTCTGCGCAGTCACTGTGTTCTTGAACGCATCACGCAGGTTCTTCTGGTCAGAAACAACAGTGCGTGCAGCATCGCCAAACTTTTTGAACTTTTCAGCAGCAGTCAAGATTATTTTGCCTGCTTTGTCAGTATCGGTGGTGTCAATATTCAAGCCAAGACCCTTGAATAGTTTTTGATTGGCAATGTATTGCTGTTGTGATTTGGTCAGTTCATCAAGAGATTTTTTGTATTTCTTTGCATCACCAGCAGAAACTGTGAAACCTTGTCCACTTTCATTCCAATATGTGAAACCCCTGCCAGCCTTCACTGCTGCGTCAATACGCTCTTTCAACACTTTCAAAGAGCCTGTTCCCTTTGTCAGGTATTCTTCAAAAGCACCAACACCTTGCCCACTTAGATTCAGCATGAAGGCAAGGTTGCTGAGATTTCTGCTTGATAGCAGCAGTTGCTTGATGGCTTCCTTCTGTGCATCTCCTTCTTCATAAAGTGCATCAGTGAAGTTTTGTGTAGCAGATGTTGCTTTTGATTTGTTGCCTGCATAAATCGCATACAAACTTGCTGCGATGGTGAGCAAGGCTGTCACACCACCAGCAGCAAGCATTGCAACTTTTGTTGCGTTCAGCGCAACAATCTGTGCTTTGAGCGCACCTGTTGTCACCTGCGCTGCAATAGTCAACGCTGTTTGAACTGCTGTGTAGGTAATGACAGCAACCTTCAACGCACCAAACAAACCAATGATTACTGTGATGGTTTTGCCCATGTTGCCCATGTTCCAGACACCACGCACAATTGACCCAACTAAGTAATTGAATGCGCCACCTAGACCACGATTACCAAGAATGGTTGAGAACTGTTCAATCACAGGAACAACTTTGTCAATCACAAAGTTTGCGAAGCGTTCCACATAAGGAATGAGAACAGTACCCAAATCTTCAGCAGCGTTACCTAGTGCCACACGCATACGGTCAAAGCCAGTAGCACCAGCAACAGCAGTGCCACCAACCTGTGATTCAACTTCTTTCAGAATCATCTTCTGCGCTTCAAGGGTTTTGCCTGTGGCAACAAGCGTCTTGATTTGTTCCTTCTGCTGGTCAGAGAAGTTCACACCTGCACGCTGAAGTGCGTTGATTCCCTTGACAGGGTTTGACAGTGCCTTGCCTAGCATCTTTGCAGCAGCATCAGTAGAACCAAAGACATTGCCCAAATCCAATGCAGCCATTGAAGCCCTATTGAAAATGTCGTTGCCTTTGCCAACTTCATTGCGTACTTGCTTGAAAGTCAGCAACAGGTTCAAACTTGATTGGATTGCTTCATCATCAATACCTGTTTTCACAGACAATGATTCAGCAAAGTTTGCAACCTGCTTTGCTGTCATGCCTGCTGCACCACCAGTGGCAGCAACAATTGCTTCAGTCTGCTTCATCACCTTCTGTGATTCATATGCAGCCTTGACAAGTGACCCACCAACAACACCAGCAACACCAGCAGCAATGCCACCAAACTTTGCAAAGTTCTTTCCTAATGTGTTGACTGCTTTGTTGGTTGATAGCAATACTGATGCGCTCTTGTCGCCAGCGTTGTCTAGTTTCTTGAAATCAGCGATGGCTTTGGTGATTCCCTTTGCATCAAAGGTACTGATGATGGGTACTACAACAGCCATGACTAGAGAACCTTTCCAAATCTGCCAAGTGCAGTGCGTGCCTGTTTGCTTGCTCTTATTGACTGCGCATTGCGTCTGTCTGTGGCGTTCGCTATCTGCGCAGTGAAACGCTTGCCAATGTCATCAATGATTTTGTCAATCTTGTTTTCTACAAGTGGCAGATGTTTCTTGGTTGATTTCCACATCACTCTTGAAGGTGTGCCAGTGGTATTCACATTGCGCACAAACTGCTGACCCACTGCGCCTTCACCACGCTGGTTCTTTGCCAAGTCCCAAATAGCACCAGCAGCATTGGTCTGTGCAATACGCAGAATGGGGTATGAATTAGTCCTGCGTACCTTGCGCCCACCAACCTTGACCTGCACACCCTTCTTGACTTTCTTGCTGTCCCACTTAGGGAAAGAAGAACCAGCAGCATCAGGTGGTTTTCTTCCACGCCTAGTGCGCCCATACCTAGTCCAGTTGATGACACCAGTTGATGACTTCCAAGGCTTATCAGGAAAGTCATTAGCAACAGCAACGCGCAAAGGTTCAGTTGCGTTCTTCAAATCGGCTTCAATGATTTTGTATGTCTCGCGCTCTAACTGTTGCAAAGTCTGCAATACAGGTCTGATGCCGTGAACCATGTTGTTGCGTACATCAGCCATCACAACACCTTACTATTCTTGCGTTCCATTTGTAGAGCCTGTGCGCTTTGTTGGCTGCGCCACTTCACATATTCATACATTGATAGAACATCTTTGGCATCTTCTTCAATCAGCACAGAAGGTGCAATACCTGCTTCAACACATACGGTGATGAACTTTCCGTATGTGCTGTCTAGTCCAAAGGGACTGTTGCAGTCTCAACTTCTTCTGGCAGGTCAGGCACATCTTCAGAAACCACATCAATCGTTTCAACCTTTTCAAGCCAGATGTCAAACTGTTCTTGTGTGTGCTTGCAACGGATTTGTGTTTTCCACGCCAACCAAGCAATGTCAGTCAAACGCAGTTCTGTTTCAAACTTTGTGACGCTGCGATTCCATGTGCGTTCAAACGCTACGAAATCAGCAAAGATTGCTTCACAGTCTTGTGTGGTTGCATCATTGAAGATGATGCGCATTTGCATTTTCATTTTGTTGCTGTCCTGTTCTGATTATGAAGTTGCTTTGGTAAGTGTTCCACCAGTGAAACTCAATGTGGTCATCACTAATTCACCAACGCCACCTGCCACAGGTGTGTGGCTGGCAAGGAATGTACCTGTCAGCGTGTAGATAGGGTTTGTTGTTGATGTGATTGCAGATGTTGGTTTGACAGTCACTGTGGTTGTTGTACCTACCAACGGATAAATCAACGCTTCCACGCTTGTTGAAGGTGAACCAGCAGGAATAGTTGTGGCAAAGTCTTGCATCAAAGCAACTTCAAGTGAGTTGTTCTGCAAGCCACCAGCAAACTTGTGTCCTGTATCACCAAATGCTGTCACTTCAATTGAATCAACTTCATAGTTCAAAGTGACGCTATTTGCCTTGCTTGTCACAGCAATAGCGTTGATGGTGATTACTGCATCTGTAAGTGCGAGAACAGCCATGACTATGCAACAGCCTTAGCAATGGTTCCACCAGTGAAACTCAATGTGGTCATAGCCAATTCACCAACACCACCAGCAACAGGTGTGTGAGAAGCCAAGAAAGTTCCTGTGATTGTGTATGAAGGATTTGTTGCGCCAACAGAAGCAGATGTTGGTTTGATAACAACAGTGGTAGTGGTTCCTACCAACGGATAGATGGTTGCTTCTGTTTGCGATGCTGCATAGTCCTGCATCAAAGCAATCTCAATGCTGTTGTTCTGCAAGCCACCAATGAACACATGACCACCAGAACCAAACGCTGTTGCTTCTACTGAATCAATCTCATAGTTGACTGTGACGCTGTTTGCCTTGCTGCTCAACGCAACGCTATTGATTGTGATGCTGGCATCTGTAAGTGCTAATACAGCCATGTTCATTCACCTTCCGTGTTTGTGTTTTTCTGTGGCTTTGAAGAAACAGGTTCAAGATGTCCACCTTCAAGCAACGCTTGCAAGTTTACATCTTCAAGTTCTGCTTCTGTGACAATGCTTCCTTGATTACCAAGTGTGCAGTTGTCGCTGATTACTTTGAATGATGCCATTGTTGTTCTACCCTTCTGCGTAGATTGTGAGACTGAAAGATACTTGCATGTATTCTGCATCATCTTGTTCTAGTGCGCTGATGTTTGCAGATGTTGCAACAACCAAATCTGAACACGCACCACCAAGTGTGCGGTCACCTTCAAGCGCAGCCCTGATTGATGTTGCACCAGTAGGTGACAAGAAGCCATCAAGGTTGGTGACTGCTACACGGTCAACCCATCTACCAACGATGACATACACAGACCAGTCAAACTGTGTGACAGCGTTACCCATACCCATTGTCTGATGATAAGTCACGCCATTCAACACAGGATATGCAAAGGGTGGGTTCAACTGTTCAGGCTGGTATGAGTACGCACGCAAACCACTGATGGTTGCTAGGCGTGTTTTCAACCCATCAGCGATAGAAGCAACTGAAGCCATCAGACAGTTCCTGCACCAGCAGTAGGAAGAACAAACTGTTGCAACAAGTCACGCACATCAGGGTCAACAGCGCGCACCTGAATAGCCATATCAGCGAAACCAACAACACCTAGTGCTGCGTTCAATCGTGCGAACTGGCGCATAGAAAGCAAGATGCAAGCCTGTTCAACATCAGAAGGTATTGCGTTCCAGCCCCACTGCGCTGTGACCTGCACCAATGGCTTGTCATACGCAATAGGGAATGAATAGCCATTGATAGCCACAATGCGTCTGTATGGCTTTCCTGTGATGGCTGTGTTCAAAGGTTCTAACTGGTACTGCTGTCCCTGTGTCCATGTGGTTGCATAAGTGCCATCAGCGTTGCTGTCAATCTTGACAGTGACACTGCTGCTGGCAATGTCGTTCAACACGCCACATTCATAGATTGTTGCAGGATAGACCTGAATAGCAGTCTGATTTGTTTTGTAGAACCACCGATTGCAGTACCCATCAATTCTGCGTGACGCAGATTGAATAGCAGATTCAATCAAAGTGTCATCAGCGTTATCAGTCAAACGCAGTGCTGCTTTCACCTGTGCAAGTGTGCAGTATCCATTGGTGATAGCCATTGCTAGTCAGTTGCACGCTTTCTGGTAGCAGGCTTTGCTGCGCGCTCAACGACAGGTTCAGCAGTGGCAGTCTCAACAGGTGCGCTGGTCTTTGTGTAGCCAGCATGACGCAAGGCTTCATCAACTGCTTTGATGCGTTCAGGAAGATTCCTGCGCACATATCCTTCACGCTCAATCAGCAGTGCTTCAATAAGTTTTGTGTCCATGATTGCTTTCAAGTGTTGTGGTGCTGGCTGTCTGTGTCCCGACAAACAGCCAGCACCAACAAACTATTGGTGAACCTTCAGTGATTAGAAGGTTGGGGTCACAAGCGCAGTGCCTGTTACCTTTGCCCATGCATTTGGGTAGCGGTTTGCCGTGTATGCGCTGTAGCCATAGACAACTGCAAGAATGTCAAGTTCTGCTGCTTTTGGCTGGTCAAAGCGCAGGTACATTGGCGCACCATCGCCATCTTCCCAAAGATGCAATTCATTGGTGTCACCAATGTAGATTGCGTCTTGGTTTGTTCCTGCACCTTGGTTGGTAGCAACATTGGCATCTGTAACCACAGGAAGTCCTGCGATTGCATAACCACTGTTTGCATAGCGAACCACGCCACCATCGCCAACTGCAAGTGCGTTCATTGGTGATTGTGGAACTGGTACTGCCAATGGGCGGTTGGTGGTGTCAAGTGCTGCAAGAATCCAAGCCAATCGGCGTGGGTGCATGACAATCACATTTGGGTTGCCGTAGTAGGTGGTTTGAACCTTCTGGATTGCGTCAAGCAGTTTGGGGTACAACTCAGCAACTGTTGGTGATGCGTCTGTTGCAGTTACGGACTGACCAGCAGATGCTTCAATTTCAGCAACAACTTGTGCGTCAAGTGTGGTGTGGTATGAACGGATAAGGTCATTCATTACCAACGCATCAACACCTGTGCCACGCTCTAGAGCCTGACGGGAAACTGTCTGCTGACCAGCAACAGTGACAACGCTGATGTCCAACTTGGTGTCGTCCATGTTGGTTTCAGAAACAGCAGCACCTTCAGACTGAACAGCAGTGCTTGAACCTGTGGTCACCTTGCTGATGCTGATGGTCAAGCCAGCAGCAGGCAGTGCGTGCTTGCGTGCGACATCTGCAACAGGTCGTCCTGCGCGCGCCAATGGTGCAGCAAGTTCAGTCAAGAACTGTGGAACAATCAAGCCAGCAAAGTTTGCTGAAGTGACATCACGGCGTTCAACTTTTTCTTCATTCATGTGGCGTGCAAGACGCTCTTTGGCTACATAGTCGCCATTGAACTGTGCAGCAAATGCGTCAGCCAAGAACGACACACTGCGGTTTTCACGGCTGTATGTGCGTGGCTCAGACTTGACAACAGCAGGTGAAGCAAGACCAGCATTGGCACGCATCTCTGCTGCTTTTGCGTTGCGTGCTTCAAGTTCCTTGTGCTGTTCAATCTGTGCATCAAGTTCTTGTGCGGAACGGAGAGCAACGCCGATTTGGTCATTCTCTTCTGTGGTCAGGTCACGCACTTCTGCTTCTGCTGCATCAACGATGCCTTGTGCAGTTGCAAGATGTGCGTCACGCTTTTCAATCAACTTTTCTGAAAGTGCCATTGTGGGCTTCCAATCTTGTAGTGGGGTTTGTTGTTTGTGTTGAGTGTCGCACTGGCGTGTGGCTAGTTGACGGCTCTTGCCATCGCTATTGCAATTTGTGCTTTGCGTAGCGATGTTGGTGCAACGGTAGCAACTGTTGTATCAGTTGAATTGCTGTTGCGAATCTCTGCGCTGGTTTCTTCATAGGCAGGATAGGTCACGATAGACACATCATGCAGTTTGACTTCTCGCAGTTCACGCACTGTGCGGTCTTTGTTCCACGCATCTTTGATTGTTTCAAAGGCAAAAGACATTTGTGAAACATCGCCACGCATCAACGCGCTGCGCATCTTCACTGCGTCAGGGTTGTTGGGGTCTAGGCGTGCTTCCATGTATAAGCCTTTTTCATCTTCACGCAGTTTCAGTGTTCCTGACTTGGTGCGCGCCAATGGCACACCTGTGTGGTCAATAAGCAAACGCACATCAGCACCATCTTTGATGGTCTTACGGAATGCACCACGCTTCACATACTCTGTCCAAGGCAAAGGTTCTGAAGGTGAATCAAACACTGCTGCGTATCCAGATACAGTCCAGCCATCTTCACTGTCATCAAGCGCACGCAGTTCTAGGTTGGTGTATGCAATCTGCTTGCGTTGTTCACCACTTGTTATCACCCATCTGTTCTCGCGTACAGGTGATGCGTGGCGTTCTTCTTCAAGTTCAGCATCAAGTTGGTCAATGATTCCTTGCGCGTAGTCCATAGTTCTTTGTGCTTCTTCCTTTGTAGAACCACTGCCCCACAGAAGATGAGCCACCACACCTGCTGTGATTTCACCATCTGCTGCTTCTAAGTCCACCATATGTCGTGCTATCCAAGGTGCAATCTTGCGCCACTTCTCAGGGGTCACTTCACCTGATGCCATCTTGCGCGCATCTTCAACTGTCTGTGGTTGTAGCCCATCACCAGACAATCCTTCTTCGTGGTATGCAAGACCACGCTTGGCATTGTCACGCATGAACTGTGGTGGTGATAGGTCAATCTGTCGTTGTTCTCTTGAATCCATTTCAACTTCAAGTTCATCTTCATCTTCAGATTCACCCATAGGTTCAATTGATACTTCACCAATCTTTTCAGTGATTTCATCAAGAATGCTTTTCACTGCTTCATACGCACGCCTTAGTGCGTCAACTTCCATTGAAGGGTCAGCCTGATTCATTTCATACTGTTCATTCAAATCTTCATCAGTAATCAATTCAGCATTGGTCAACAAAGCGCGTGTTGCCCAATCACCCATTGGTTCAAGTTCTTCAGACAATGACACAGCAATCATCTGGTCAATTGCGTCTTGCTTTGTTTGATGACAACCAATGGTTTCAGGGGTGCTGTCAGGTGTATCAGCCTTGATGGTTGCCCACCCTGCGCAGTCATTCATTTGGTCACTGATGTAGTAAGGCATTCTCAAT